GGCCGCGGCCAATGAAGTTGAGCATCGGACGTGCGCCGGCGAAAAACTCCAGGCCGACCCGGCCGCGCCAGCCGAGCACCTTGTGCAGCCGGCGATCGTCGCGCCAGACCAGCGTCAGGCTGTCGCCGCCCTTGGGATTGGGCACCAGGGCGTAGGTGACCGAGACGCCGGCGGAGATCGTCTCGGCGAACCCGCAGGCCTTCATCAGCGGTCCCCACTTCGGCGCGGTCCCCGCCGCGCCCGAGGCGGCGAGCGGCACCTTGAAGCTCATCTCGACGTGCTCGCCGTAGACATGGCTGGCGACGGGGCCGACGCCCGGCTTGGCCGGGTTCGGCTTCACCCTCTGGCCGGTCAGGCGGAAGCTGACGTCCTCGGCGAGCATGGTGTCGATCGCCGCGGCGGTCGCGTCGGTGCCGTAGACGGTCTCCTTCTTGGCGAGGAGCAGTTGGCGTCCGGGCATGGTCAGGCCTCCGAGGTTTCGGCCGCCGGCGAGGCCGGGGCGGGTTGCGGGGCGGCGCCGTCTTCGGCGTCGATCACGGCCTGGGCGTGGGCGGGAACCGGGAAGCCGGACTTCACGCTCGCCTCGGCGATCGCGCGCGCGCTCTGGGCGGACAGGTTGAAGCGGCCGCGCCCTTCGGCGACGGCGCGGGGTTCGGTGCCGGTTTCCCGGTCTTCGTCGGTGGGGCGCACGCGATGGACCTTCTTCATTGCTGGTGCTCGTAGGTTTCCTGGAGGGCGAGACGGAACTCGAGGAGCCAGAGCCAGCGCCCGCCGTCCCGGTTCAGCGCGTACTGAAGGAGCCGGCCGCCGGCGTACTCCACGGGCATGGCGGCCCAGTCCGGCCCCCAGCCCCGAAGCGCGTCCTTGATCTGGCGGCGCGCCGGCATGAACAGGGCGAAGCCGGCCGGATAGGCCATGCCCATGGTCACGCCGAAGCGCCACGTCTCGGCCTGGCTGACCCACATCGCGGCTTCGCGAACCGGCGTGGCCTGGTCGGCCAGCGGGGCGACCAGGGCGGTGACCTGCGCCGGCGACATGGCCAGCATGTCGAACGCGGCCTGGGCGTTCATCCCGGTCTCGGCGTGGCCGACCAGGTCGCAGCGCGAGGTGATCCGCTGGGCGACGACGTCGAAGAAGTCGTCCATCACAGCCCTCCCTGGTAGGAGCGGGCGGCGGCGTCGGCGAGGTAGTGGAGCGCGATCTCCAGGATGGCCTCGTCGTCCTGGGCGGAGATGCCGAGGTAGGGACGAGCGGGGATGGTGACGCTCTGGACGTTCACGAACTCGCCGGACGCGAGCGTGAAGGCGAGCCCGCCAGGACCCTTCGCGGTGATCGTGCCGCCGGTCTGGTGGATGGCGGCGTAGTCGGCCGCGCTGCCGCCCGCGCCGACCTCGACCGCGTCGGAGCCGTCGAGCACGTAGTGGACGCTGTCGCGAAGATAGCCCTCCCGCACCAGCGTCGGTTGCCCCGTCAGTTCGGAGTGCAGCGAGGGCCGCCAGGCGCTCCCGTCGGGCGCGATGTTCGTCTCGAACCGGTCGAGGGTGGAGTTCTCCAGCTCCGCGCCGATGTCCTGCATCAGCGGCCGCATGTCCGTGAGTGCGGAGCGGACATGCGCCAGGATCGGCCCGGCCGACACGTCCTCGAAGGTGATGGTGAGGGCGACCCCGCTCATCGTCCGCCCTTCAGGAAGCCAGCCAGGCCCCCGTCGTCGAACACCCGGCCAGGTCCGCCGTACTGGACGCCGGCGTCGGCCTGGGCTGCAGGCACATCCTCGCCGACTTCGCCGCCGGCCAGCACGGCCACGCCCTTGGCGACGTCCTTGGCCCAGGCGCGGACGCGATCGGCGGCCGTCTTCACATGATCCCGGCCGTTGCGGTCCAGCGCCTCGCGGGCCAGCTCGAGCACGCCCTCTCTGACCGTAAGGGGGACCGGATCGAGCGGCGTCGCGTAGCGAGTGGCGAAATAGGTGTCCAGCTTGGCCGACTGGGCCTCCAGGGCGTCCTGGATGCGCACGTCGTCATAGCCCGTCGCCGGCGCGACCACGGGCGCGAGCGCCTTGGCCTCGGCCTCGCCCACAAAGGCGACGAACTGATCGACGGTCGCGTAGGCCATGGCTCAGGCGCCCGACCCCGCAGAGAGCCGCTCCCGCAGAAGGTAGCCCTCGAAGGACCACGCCTTCCGCATCGCGGCCTCGTAGGCGTACTTGCAGCCGAGGTTGGCGTCGAAGTTCTCGGGCGAGGCTGGTGCGGACTCGCCGGTGACCGTGAAGCCGTTCGCCATCGTGAGGACGCAGATGGTCAAGATCCCGTCGGGACCGGCGGTGAAGTACTCCTCGGCGGCGACCTTCGCCTTCAGGTCCTCGTAGGTGACGCGGGGCGCCACGGACACGGCCGCCGACTGGGCGTCGCTGGACTGCAGGGCGTCAGTCATCGCCGCCTGCCTTCGCCTGGTCAGCCCCCTTCGGGGCGGACTTGCGCTTGCTTCGAGCGGGCTTCGGCGCGGCGGCGGGCTCGGCCGGAGCTGCGGGCGCAGCCCCGGCGTCGCCATCCACCCCGCCTTCAGGCTGGGGTGCATCGTTCGGCGCAGGCGGAGCGCCCGCGCCGTCCGCCGAGGGGGTGTCGCCGCCCTCGGAGTTCGCCCCCGGCTGAGCGACGGTGACCGTATCCGACCCGGTCGCCTCCGCCTCGGGGGCCTCGGAATTCTGGGTGGACGCCGCCGTCGGGCCGTCGTCGGCGGCGGCGTCCGAGGCCGCCTGCATGGCAGGAGCGACCTGTTCGATGGCGTCGTGGCGTTCCTGGGCGGCGAGCGTGCGGACGGCCTCGAGGCGAACGGACACGGCCGCGGCCGGCTCAGCGGCGCTGGCCTGGTCGAGGCCGTCGAGGAACATCTGCGGATAGCCGGCCGGCCCCTGCTCGACGACGTCGAGGGCCGCGGCGAGCGCCGCCGACAGCGCCAGGGCGGCGTCGTTCAGCGTCGCCAGGGCCTGCGCCAGGTCGGCCGGCATCGCGGCGTCCCCATGGACCTCCTCGGCCGTGAGGGCTCGCAGCCGCTCCGCGACGACCTCAGCCAGGTCAGGATGCTCGGCGAGGTCCAGCACCTCGCCGATCTCGAAGCGCTTGCCGCTATGGCGAAGCGCGATGCCGACGACCTTGACGCGCATGGGTCAGGCCACCGCGTTTTCGAAGAAGTAGCCGCAGTTGGCCGCGACGATCAGCTCCTTCATGCGCTCCTCGACCTGGACGCGCTGCGAGCCGCCGATGCCGATCTTCGGCTCGGGGATGACGCGGGTCGCCCGGCGCTGGCCCTGCGGAACGGTCATGCCGAACGTCAGGCCGCGCTCGTTGTTGGCGAGCGGGTTGATGTGGAGCAGCGCGGCGTGCTTGCCCCAGGTGCGCGACAGGACGGCCGCCTGGCCCTTCTTGGCGGTGTTCACCCGGGCCTTGCCGACGATGACCCGGGAGATCTCCAGGCGGTCGGCGAGGTCTTCCTTGCGGGCCTTGCCGATGGTCGAGGCCGAGCCGTAGAGGGCCGAGATGATCTTCGGATGGGTGGCGAGCTTGTTCCACACCGGCTGGCCGAAGACCGCCGTGTTCGGCCGCATCAGCGGCACGTCGAGGGCGTCCCAGAGATCCTGGAACGGATCCGAGTCGTCGAAGTCCGACCACTGGTCGGTGCCGGCGAGCTGGACCTTGTTCCCGGCCGGATAGGTGGCGGCGGCGAAGACCAGGTTGGAGACGCGGACCTCGCGGGCCAGCTCCATCAGGTCGGTCACCGTCTCGGTGGCGTGACCGAGGGGATCGTAGCCTTCCGGGGCGTTGTCCACGTCCTCGTTCGGCACCAGGTCGGACAGCGCGTAGGGGACGGTTTTGGAGGTCGCCTCGGTCGCCGTCACCTCAATGGTGTTGGCTTCCGAGCGGCGGCCGATCGCCGTGTCAGGCACGGTGAGGGCCTCTTCGACCGGGTACTCGTAGTAGGTGAACTCCTTCTTCGCCACGGGCGTGGCGAGGGGGAGCACCTGGTCGGCGATCATGTCCTCGTTTTTGTAAGCGAGGGCGATCCCCGTGTAGGTCGGGTGGATCGGGAAAGGCGCGTCGGCCATGAGCTTCAGGGTCCTGCGTGGCGAAAGGTTGGAGGGCGATCAGCCCTGGATCTGGCCGGGCGCCAGGAGGACATCGACGATGTCCCCGGAGACCGCCGAGGCCTGGGCGATGCCGATGACGCGGTTGTTGGCGCCGGCCGCCGGCGCGGCAGCGACCGCCCGGCCGTTGGCGTCCGACGTGACGAAGGCGCCGCGGGTGATGTTGCCGCCGGCTTCCACCTCGACGACGCCGGCGACGTAGACCTCGCAGCGGGCGCCCGCGGCTTCAGCGCCGAGGCTGTCGGCGACGCCGACCAGGGCGTCGGTGGCGGCGGCGGCCTGCACGACGGTCAGGTCGGCCGAGAACTTGACGATCCGACGCTTCGTGACGGCGGCGCCGGCGGCGTACGGAAGGGCGGGTTGAGCGCGCATTGAAGGTCCTTCAGGTGGCGGTTCAGCCGCGGCCGATGCGGGCGGCGGCTTGGGAGTAGGAAAGGGTCTCTCCGCGACCGGCGGCCTCGGAGCGGATCGCCTGGATCTGCTCGGCGATCTGGGGCGCGGCGGCGGCGCTGGTGGCGTCGAAGCCGTCGGCGGCTGAGACCTCGGCGAAGGCGATCGACACACCCAGGCCGTCCAGGAGCTCGCGCAGCTCGGCGCGCGGATCGGCGTCGGGCTCCGAGAAGGCGACCGTCTGATCGCCGCCGAGGCGGGCGAAGATGGCGGCGACGCGGTCGCGCTGGACGGGCGGCAGGCGACCGGCCGCGACCAGGCCGTCGAGATAGGCCGCGTCCTCGGTCCGCGCGTCTTGACGGGCGCTTTCGGCGAACGCGGCTTCACGTGCGGCGACGCTCGCTTCGCGCGCCTGCAGGGCGGCTTCGCGCTCCGCCAGCTGGTCGTCGGCGGCGCCGCCGGAGACGGCGTCCGCTGCGGCGGCGGCCGGCGTGGTGTCCGGGCCGACGTCGGCGGCGATCGTGTCGGCGCCGGCGGGCGCCGGGTCGACGTCACCCTCGGCGAAGGCGGCGGCCGGTTCGGGCTGTTCGCGCTCGATGTTGTCGATCGCCCAGGAGGGCAGCACGCGGTCGGCGTCTTCCAGGCCGAACTTCTCGATGAAGAAGTCGCGGACGCCCCGCAGGAGGTCCTTCACCCAGAAGCCGTCGGCCACGCCGAACGCGACGAAGGACTCCGCCTCGCCGGAGAAGGCCGTCTCCAGCCCCTTCACCGCCGGCGGTGTCGCGCCCAGGTAGCCGACGTGGCGCAGGTACCAGGCGCCGGGCTTGGGGTTGCTCGGATCGCCCGGCGCATAGAAGGCGGCCGAACGATAGCGGTAGCGGCCATCGTCGACCGCTTCGGCGAATGCCGGGGCGACGCGCTCGAGGTCGGCGACCAGGACGCCGCCTTCGACCTTCAGGCCCTTCACCCAGGCCCAGGCGGGGTCATTGGTCTTCGGATGGCCGAGCACGACCGGGGCCGCCTGAAGGGCGGGGTCGTAGCTCGCCGCGATCGCCGCGACGTCGGCTTCCGAGAACTCATAGACGCGGCCGTCGATGGCGCGGTGCTTGCCCGCTTTGAAGGCCTGGACGCTTTCCAGCATGGTGGTGACGACTCTTGAGACAGCGCTGCGGCCGCCCCTGGACGACCGCGTGTTGAGGCGTCACTGTGGATTGAGCTGCCGGGGCCGTAGCCCCTGACAGTTGTCAGGTGATGGGGGCTCCGAGATGCCGAAGATGGTGAAACTGACCAGGATCGACGACGAGGTCGTGTGGTTGAACGCGGACCATGTCGCCTTGGTCTCCCGCTATGACGACACGAGCACCTGCATCTTCATGCTGCCGATCTCGGGATGGAACGGCTCGATCATCGTGCACGGCATTCCGAGCGTGATCGCCGAACTGCTGATGACGGACTGACCAGCGCACTTTCGAACGCGCTTCGAACGCCTTCAAAGGGGGCAGGACGGCCGAGAGCCCCCTCCCGCGACCATCGGAGCGCCGAAGCGGCTCCTGCGGCTCCTGAGGCCCTTCTCGCCCACATTGAACTCCAGCCTCCAGGGGCGTATATGTGAGGGGCGTTGTCGCGCTCGGCGACGGGATCCAGAGCAACGCCATCGAGGCCCGGCGGTCGCCCCGCGCGGGCCTTTTCATTTCCGCCGATAGACCAAGGCGCCGACCCGGAACCCCGCGCTGGTCATGCTGGCCTGGGTGGCCGGCTTGTCGCGCTTGCCCGGGCCGAAGGCGGTCGCGCCCATCCAGACGCCGCGGGCGGCGCCCTCATGGAACGAAACGACGAACAGCTGGCGGCCGACGTCGGCCATGGCGTCGAAGGCCGCCACGAAGGTCCGGACCATGACCGAGCTGCCGTCCTCGCGGGTCTGCATGGATAGCCAAATCTCGTCGGGGTCGCGCAGCACCGCGCCGAAGATCTCCGCGAGCTTCGCCCGCGTGCCGAGGCCGGCCTTGGGGCCGATCGAGGCGCCGGCGGCGTCGTGCTGCTCGAACATGCGCTGGCCGACGATCAGCGGGACCTGGGCGCGGTCGATGAAGACCTCGCCTTCGCCCTTGCCGATCACCTTGGACATGGCCTCGAACACCGCCGCCGGCTCGGGCGGCAGGTCGGGCCTGACCCGCACGTCGGCCGGGAGCTGGCGTGCCGCGCGCATCGGGGGCAACGCCCGCGGATTTCGTTCGCCGACGACATAGGGCCGCTGCGGCTCGGGCAAGGGCGCGGGCGCCAGGCCGGACAGGCGCGCCTGGCCGACGTTGTAGGCGAAGCCACGGTCGATGCCCTTCGGCGAGGTCTCGACCTGGCCGGTGCGCCGGTTGGTCCAGGTGACCTGGTCGTAGCCGCCGCGGGCCTGCAGCTCGTCTTCCGTGGTGACCTTCTCAGCCTTGCGGACGGAGGTGACGTAGCACTTACAGCCCCAGCCGTTGGGGGTGTAGTGCGTCTTCCACCAGGGGTGGGTTAGCGGAAGGGTCACGCCGTTCCAGGCCAGGTGCTCCTGGCGCGGGTTTTCCTGGGGCGTGTGATGATAGACGCCGTAGGGCCTGGTCGAGGCCGACCGCATCAGCCGCTCCCACCGGCCGGCGGCGTGCGCCATCCGCATGTTCGTGTCGTAGATCACCCGCAGCCGTCGGGGCGTGCCGAGCGTCGCCAGGCGCGCTTCGCCGGTGACTGGATCGACCACGCGCTTCTTGCCCCACCAGCCCTTGGCCTGCAGCAGGGGCGTGAGCTCCCGGACGAAGCGCTCCTTAGTCCAGCCGTCGCCGATCGCGGACATGAGGCCGCCGTGGATGTCGGTCAGCAGGTCGGCCTGCATCGCCTTGGCGACGACGAAGACGTTGAGGTGCTCCTCCTGCCAAACGTCGCGCCAGTCGAAGGAGAAGCGCCCGCCGATCGACTTGCGCTCGAGGTAGTCGACCGCCTCGGCCGGCGGCGCCGGCACAAACTTGAAGTCGGCCATCGCCTAGTCCTCGGCGGCGATGTCGCGGGCTTCCTGGCGGCTGAGACCGATGCCGCCTTCGCCGGCCAGTCGCGCCTGGAAGACGGCCCGCGCCAGCGCCTCCACGCCCGTCGCCGGCTCGGCGAATAGGGCCGCCAGCCGATCGGCGGCCACCTGCAGCGAGGGCGCGCCGAGCACCAGGTCGGTGACCCGCGCGATCACCGGCTCGACGATCGGCTGCCAGTCCAGTTCGTCGACGAACGCGTCGATCGCGTCGCGGCCGTCCGGCTCGGCGAAGGCAGGGTCCAGGGGCGGCCCCCCGTTGTGGCCGAGCTGGGTGGGCGGCGGCGTCTCGACCAGCTTCTTCCGCCAGCCCGGGAACATCTCCTGCAGCGTGGCCTCGTCCGGCTCGTAGCCGGCGCGGCCCATGATATCGACGGTCTCGGCCCGCTCCTTCGTCAACTTGGACGCCCGCTCGGCGTCCTCGGGGCTCGGCCGCCGAATGATCGGGATCGCCGCGCCTGGGAAGTTCCATTCCGTCAGCCAGCGGGCGGGCCCTTGCTGGAAGCTCTCGCACAGCTCCTCGACGTCGGCGTCGGTCAGCTCTTCGCGCACGTCGAAGTGCACCTTGCCCTGGGCGAGCGAGGCGCCGTCATCCGTGGTCATGGTCTGGCCGAGGACGATCTTGGAGACCTCGCCGTTCATCTGGCGATGGAAGGTCGCCTGGTCGACGGTGCCGCGGTTCGCCTCGAGCAGCTCCAGGAGCGTCCCCTCGGGCTTGATCACGGCGCCGTCGATGCGGATCGCCATGGCGGCGGCGAGCAGCTTGGCCTGGTCTTCCTTGGAGGTGCCCGGCTGATAGGTCCCGACCGCCGTCGGCGCGCCGAACTTCTCGAGGGCGCGCAGCCAGAAGGCCAGGCCGTTCTTCTTGAAGTAGACCGGCCAATAGAGCTGGTGCGCCAGCCCCAGGCCGTAGGGATCGTCGTCGTTGTCGGCGCCCGACGCCATGACCCAGAACTTGCGCTCCGGCAGCTGCTCGCCGTCGAACATCGACCGGCGGGTCAGGAGGCGAAGCTCGCCGGCCGGCGTGAAGCGGAAGCGCCAGGGCGTCCGGACCTTCACGGTGGAGAGCCAGACCTTGCCGTCGCGGATCTCCCACATGCACTCGCCGACGCTGAAGCCGTAGAACAGGCCCCAGGCCATGCCCTTGGACGCGCGGTCGAATGCGATCGCCGCGAGGTTGGCCTCCAGTTGCTTGGCGGCCGCCACGCTCCTGGCGTCCTTCGCGCCAGGCTCCACGACCAGCGGCCGGGCGACGACGGCCAGGCGGCGCTGCTGGAAGGTGGCGTGAACCTGGCCGTCGCGGCGGATCTCGCGGTACGCCTCCCAGCGGCTCCCTAGTCCGCGCAGGACCGTGTCGGAGTGCTCAAGCAGCGGCCCGAAGAACGGTCGTGTGATGTCGCGCCCATCAAGGGAGGAGGCGATCTCGTTGGTGTCCGGCTTGGCCGGAAGCGCCTGGTCGTCGGCCATGTCAGTAACCGTTCAAGGTGAGTTCGGAGGTGACGACGCCGAAGCCGCGGTCCTCGGCGATCAGGTTCTGGGCGGGGAGCACCGATCCGGCCGACTGGTGGTCGATCTCGCCGGCGACGCCCTGGCGGATGGCGAACACGGCGCTGACGAGCGCGACGGCGGCGTCGGCGTGGCGCTTGGCGCCGGCCTTGGCCAAAGCGGCGTCCTCGCCCTTGGCGGTCGTCCGCGCCTTGGGGATCGTGGGCACGCCCCCCTCGACCTTCACCGCCCGCAGATCGGCGGCGATGTCGCTGTCTCTGGGGATCGAGAGGCGGTCGTCCTGAAAGCGCTGTTTGACCGGCGGCCCGTGCTCGCGCCACCAGGCCGCGTTCATGCTGGTGAGGGCGGCCACGCGCGAGCCGAAGGCCTGGACCAGGCGCTCGGCCAGATAAAGGCCGTTGCCCTGGGCGTCGATCGCCGCGCGCCACCGGCGCAGGCGGTTCAGCAGGAACTTCCAGACGAACTCCTGCTCGGTGAAGGGCACGTTGCGCATCTCGATGACGAAGGGCGTGCGAAGGCTGCGGTCCTGCGCCTCGATCAACGGCCAGACGACCGACAGGTCGGTGATCCGCGCGAAGTCGCCGCCGACCCCCAGCACGTCGTGCGCTGTGAGCTTGAGGATCTCGGGCAACAGCACGGCTTCGCACCACTCGCGAATGGCCGCCTGGCGCAGGTGGTCCGGCTGGAAGGTGAAGGCGTCTTCGAACGCCAGTCGAAGCACCTTCACCGCGGGGTCCTCGGCGCGCTCGATCTCGTCGAACGTCAGCCACGACCCGGTGCCCTTGGAGGGGATGCAGTCCAGCTCCTCGGAGGCGTGGGCGCCGTAGAGCTTGTAGATCTTCGCGACCCAGGCGTCCCGGGCCTCGACCGTCAGCTCCAGGCCGCGGATCTTGGCGATCCGCTCGTACATGCCGTCGGCGATCGCGTCCTGGAAGGTGATCGTGAGGACCTGGCCTTCCTGCTCGCCGGCGCGGATGCGCTGGATGATCTTGTTGAAGTCGCTGTCGACGCCGTTGTGCGACGACATGATCACCACGGAGCCGCCGAGCATGACGAGCGCCATGGCCGCCTTGACCAGCTCCTCGAGGCTGTTGACGAAGGCGCCCTCGTCGATCCGCACCCGGCCTTGCTTGCCCCGCAACGATCGCGGCGCGCTGGACAGCGCCTGGATGGAGAAACCGGACGCGAAGTCGATCCTGAAGGCCTTGATCTGCTTCGTCTCGTCCTGGCCCGGGACCTCATCGTCGAACATGAACTCGCCGACCCGGGCGTCTATGCCCATGAAGGCCTTGGCGAAGCCCGCGCAGGCGTCGATGTACTCGCGCGCCATGTCCTGGCTGTAGGAGATGTAGAGCGTGTCGTCGCCGCCCTGGCCCCGGGCGGTGGCCGAGGTGATGACGTCGTCGCCGGCGAACGCCCAGGTGATCCCGACGCGGCGGCTCTTCTCGACGACGAGCAGCTCCACCTGGTGCGACAGGGCGACCGCGCGCTTCTGGTACTCGTGGAAGACCCCCTGGGCGCCGAGGCGGGACACGGCGTCGAGCACCGCCTGGGTGACCTTGGGCGTCTCGACGATTTCGGCCGCGCGATCTGCGCGGCCGTCATCCTGGACCTGGTCGACGAGATCGGCGTCGCTCACGCTCACCCCCCGGTCGGCGAGACGGTTGCAGAGACCTGGTCGGGGCGAACGCCGAGGATCTGGGCGCGGACGGTCTGGGCGGTCTCGGCGGACCAGCCGAGCTTCTTGCCGAGGGCGTCGACCTTGGCGGCGGCTTCCTTGGCGAACTCGGCTCGCATGCGCAGCTGGCGCTCGGCGTCCATGCGCTGCGCCGTGACCAGGCGCTGCAGCGAGAGCGAGATCGACTTGGCTTCGTCCGCCGTGAGGGTGACGGGCGAGCCGTCCTCGCCGATGCGATCCTCGGTGAGGATCTCCAGCAGGGCGCCCTGCAGGATGCGCATGTTGGCGCGGCCGACGCGCTCGTCCGTCTCCTCGCCGAAGCGGTCAACGATGAACTTCGCCATGGTCTCGGAGCGACGCAGGCTCTCGCCGATCTCGGCCAGGCTCTTCACATGCCGGCCGAGGGCGGACCGCGAGACCTCGACGTCGAGCTGGCGGAGCTGGTCCAGGATCTCGTCGATGGTGCGCCCATCGCGCCGCAGCTTGGCGATCGCGTCGCGCACCTCGGGCGGCAGGCGGTCGATGCTGGACGGCATGTTGCGCGCCATGGTCAGCGGCCCAGCGCGGGCGCGGCGACGCCGGCGACGACGATGCGCCCCTCGGACACAGCAACGCCGCGCTTGGTGATGGCGGCGATCGTCACGACGCCCTTGGCCCCGCCGAACTGGTCGAGCACGACGCAACCGCGCGCGTCGTCGGCGAGGAACGCGAGGTCGGCGAGCACCGCGTCGCGATCGACGCCGGCGCGGTGGCCGAGCATCAGGAGGCCCTTCTCAAGCGCGCTTTCGCCGGCCTCGCCGTTGGCCTCGACCAGCAGGCGGAGGAGCGCCAGGCGGCGATCGGCGGCCAGGTGCTCCGCGAACCCCCTCACGACGTGCGCTCCACGCCGCGGGCCAGGAAGAAGGCCTCGATCCGATCGATGCCGTTGTTGGCGTTCTGCACGCCGTCGCGGACCGCGTGCACCTCGCCGCGCAGGCGCTCGAGGTCGGCGCGGGTCGGCAGGTCCTCCATCCGGATCTCGCAGTCGCGGACGCGCCCCTCGACGTCGCCGACGCGCTTGATCAGCGCCTTGGCCTCGTCGGTCTCGCGCCAGCGGCCGGTCCGGATCGCCACCCACATCGCGCAGGCCGCTGAGATCGCGGCGAACGCGGCCGCGAACATCTGGAAAGTCGAAACACTCACGCAACACCCCCGGGGAACAACTTGCGGCGACGCTCGAGCGCGGCCTGACATTCGACGCACCGCTTCGCGCCGGGCGCGGCCTGGCGGCGCTCGGCCTCGATCTCTTCGCCGCACGCGACGCAGGCCCAGCCGCTCGCCGGCGCCTGCAGGACGCGGGCGTCGGCCAGGACCACGCCCAGCGCCCGGTCGCGCCGGAGCTGTTCGAAGCGCTGGGCGAGATCCACGTCGTCGCTCATCGGCCGCCCGCACCCTGGTCGGCGCACCAGGCGGCCGCGTCGCGGAAGCGCGCCTCGAGGAGGTCCTCGCGGGCGTCCTTTGCGTCGAGGTAGGCGTCGGCCTCGGGATTGGCGCGAAGGTCCGCGCCGGCGGCCGGGTCGGCGCGCGGCGGCAGCTCCAGCTCCACCTCGGCGGGGCACACGATCACGCGCACGGTCTGGACCTGGTAGGCGGGGCCGACCGGGTCAGTAGGCGGGCTTGACTTCGAAGCGCTGGCGCAGGCGCTCAGCGTCGTAAGCGCGCAGGCCATCGCCATCGAGAGGCGCGCTCTCGCGAACAGCTTCGGCATGGAGGTCTCTCTCGGCTAGGGCTCGGCCGCGCGCCTCGGCGCGGGCGACGGCCCGGTTGCGATCTTGGGCGGCGACGTCGAGCTGGCCGCGCAGGTCCAGGACAGTGGAGGCGTCGGCCAGGCTCTGGCCGAACAGCCGCGCGACCTCGGGCAGGCAGGCGGCCATGACGGCCACGCCGTTGGAGGCCGTGACGGCCGTCCCCTCGGCGCTGTTGACGTTCACCTTCAGGGCGCCTTCGCAGGCCATGGCCCGGTCGGCGATGCGATCGGCGACGGCGATCGGCGCGGCGCAGGTCTCGTCCGACGGCCGGGCGCCCTTCGCGCCCTCGACCGAGGCGACGCAGGCGGCGTGGCCGGCGACCTGGTCGGCCAGGCGATCGGCGCGCTCGCTCTGCACCTTCAGGGCTGCGGCGCTGGCGACCAGGGCCGTGACGGCGCCGGCGATGAGGAAGAGGCGGATGCTCATGAGGTCACGTGCTGCTGGAGGTCGCGGGATCGGTAGTGGGCGAGCGACCAGAGGCCGCCCGCGAAGACCGCCATGCCCTGCCAGTCCATCGGCTCGATCTGGACGCCGAAGATCCGGCTCATGGGCAGGACCACGCCGTTGACCAGGAGCGCCACGACGCAGACCCATGCGGCGGTCGAGCGCCACCCGCCGCGCCAGAACCGCCGGAACGTGGTCCAGCGTTCTTCGTCAGGAACGGCGGCATCGCTCACGGCCACACCTTGCGGGCCTGACCCACCTTGGCGATGCGGTCGTCCAGGCCGGCGAGAGCCGGGTTGATGTGGGCGGTCACGGCCCGGGTGTCGTCGCGATCGGCCGCGGCGTTGATCGCGTGCCAGCGCCAGTAGTGGGCGGAGACCTGGGCCGCGACGACCGGGTTCTCCAGCAGCTCGGGCCGCTCGGCGATCGGCAGTCGGCTGACCTTGGCGAGCTGGACGTAGTTGTCCTTGAGCGTGACCTGCAGGTAGCCCCGGCCGCGATAGCGCCAGCCGTCGCCGGAGGCTTCGTCGCCGTTGCCGCCTCGGCCCGCATAGACGCGGTTGGCGATGGCCTGGGCGCCATGCGAGATCAGGAGGCGCGCGTCGGCGAGCCCGCGCACGGCCTTGAACAGGCGGTCGAGCTGGGCGGGGTCGCGGTAGTTGAGGTTCTCGGTCAGCCGGCGGAAGTCGCCGGTCTCGTGGGCGCACTGGGCGACGAAGTGGCGGATCCGCGCGGCGGTGTTCAGGGCGGCGACCGGGCGCGCGTGCTCGAGCGCCTCGGCATGGACCTCGGCCTGGGCGAGCGTCAGCCGAGGGCAGACAACGCGCAGGCGCTCGGCGGTGATCGCGAGAGGATCGGACAAGGTTGGCGCCCCACGGAAAACCCGGCTTGCGCCGGGCGAACTGTCATGGGCAGCATGGCGGAGCTTCGAAGGGCCTTAGCCCCTGACATCTGTCAGTCGTCGAACAGGTCCGGCTCGTCGGAGGGCTTCGGACCAGCCTTAACCCGCCACACCGTGCGTTCGTGGACATCACACTTCAGGGCGACGTCGCGGACGGAAGCGCCGCTCCGGAGCTGGCGCAGGGCCTCGGCCCGGCGCGCCTTCTGGCCGCGCAGGTGCGCCATCGGCACGTCGAAGTGGCCGCGACCGAGCGCCTGGACGATCTTCTCGGCGGCTTCCTTCCCGACGAGCTCCACGAGCTGAGAGCCGTCGGCGTCCGACAGAGCAATGCGGGTGCCGCCGACGCGGACGGCCAGGATCGACGCCGCCCGCGCGCCGGCGGCCTCTTCGATCTCGCCCAGCCGGCCGTGAAACACGCTCACGGCTGCTCACCCTGGATGCGCGCCAGGCGCAGCTCCGCCTGCAGGGCGGCCATGGTCGCCGCCTCGAGGCGGGCCTGACGGGTGCGGACCTTCCCATGGGGGGCATACCGACGCGCCCGCTCGGCGGCGGCGCGCTCGGCCTCGGCCTGCGCGACCCGCTCGGCGGCGTCGGCTTCCTCTCGCCAGTTGAAGAGGTCCGAGCCCATCAGGTGAGGCTCGCCTGTTGAAGGATTAGCTTGGGTGCGAGCGCCCAGGGGTCGCTCATGGGGCAGCCGGTCGGCCGCACCCAGACGCGAGCGCCCTTCGTAAGGTCGGAAGGGCATCGGACGAGCACATAGCCGACCGCCGGCGGCGCGAGGCGCACGAGCGCCATCGGACGGCCGTTCTCGCCGTCCTCGCGACTGGAGACCTTGCCGGGGTAGCAGCGGCTCATCCGTCCTGGGCCTCGCGGATCTCTGCGGCAAGGGCGCGGGCCTGGTGGTCGAGCTGCTCGATCGAGCCGCCGCTGATCGGCGGGCGCTCCAGCTGCTTCAGGAGGGCGCAGACCAAGCGCAGCTTCAGGGTCCAGACGTGAAGCCGCGCCGGCACGTCGGCCAGGTCCTGCGACCAGCCCGCGCGCTCGGCCATGGCCTTCAGCGCCTCGACCAGCCGGTAACCTTGGCTCTCGTCGGCCCACTGCAGCCGATCGACGCCGAGCTGCCGGCGGCCGAAGGCCTCCAGCGCGCGCTCGGACGGATCGCGCACGACGCCCAGCTGGTGGAGCGAGATCCACATCGCCCTGGCCTTGCGCGCCATGGGGCTGTCGGCGGCTCGTCGACGGGCGTTCGAAGGCCGTTCATCGCCGGCCTTGCCCCCCTTGACGACCTTCGGCTTCCAGCCCTGACGCTTGAACTCGGCCAGCACCTGGTCGAGCTGGGCGTCGCTGCAGTCGCCGGCCGAGCGGTGCCCCCCCGTGACGCGCTCGAGCACGTCCCGACGCGTCTCCTCGTCGAGGCCGAGTTCCTTGGCGGCCAGGTGCACCTTGGCCAGCATTGCGCGGCGAGCAGGGGCGGTCATCGCGTCGGCCTGGCGTCATGGCGAACGCCGTCGAGGGTGCAGGGGTCGCTGGCCTTACCGTCCTTGAACACCCACTCACCCGAGCGCATTTGGCAGGCGCTCGGGCCGCCGGCGTCGAGGATCTCCACCCCTGGGCCCGGAGGTTGCCACTCCCCCCACTGTTTGAAGTGGAAGGGCACGCCCGCCGCCGCGCACTGATCGCGAACGCTGCGAAACCACATCGGGTCGGACGGCCGTGACTTGTGGTCGCCTTGGTCGGTCTCGCCGCCGGTGATGATCCAGTCGATGCGAGGCCAGGGCGTCAGCAGCTCAGGCTCGTACCCGCCGATCGCATCTCGGATCACGTGGCCGATCCACGGACGCACGTCCACCGGCCCCAGCAGCGGCTCCATGGACAGGAATGCGAAGGCCGGACTTAGGGTCGCCTTGGCCGCGAGGAGCCTCGGCACATCGCGGTCGGCCTCGGCCTGGTTGACCACGGTGCAGCCGATGGCGGCGTTGCAGGGCCATGCCAGGCCAAGATCAACTCGGCCTATGTCGAGGGTCGCCGCTTCGTTGAAAAGGCGGATAATGTTCCCCGGACGCTTGGTGAGCAGCAGCCATGTCAGGTGCGGCGTGTCGCTGATCAGCGTGAACAGGTCGCGGCGCCACTCAGGCGGCACGGCGTTGTCGAACACGTCGGCCAGGGAGGCGCAGAAGACGAAGGTCTTGCCCGGCGCTGCGGCCGCCTGGCGGTTCCATCTCCGCGGACTCGACCAGTCCTTCGTGCGGCTGCGCGTACCGTCGCCCTTGCCGGGGCCACCCCACTCAGCGCGGGCGAACCGGCCGCCTTCGCCGCCCATAAGGGCCGCCGCATAGCAGCCGTCGCAGGCCGGCGAGACGCGGGCGCAGCCGATCCAAGGGTTGAAGGTGTGGTCGCACCAGGAAATGGCAGAGTTCTCAGCCATCAGTTCGGCCTCGCCTTTGAGAGCAGGGCCTCGGCGGCGCCATGGAGCGCCGAGATCAGGTCGTCGGTGAAGTCGGCGGCCTGGACAGCCGGCATGCTGGCCCGCGCCACCTCGACGCCGTCGACGTCGTAGAGCGCGATGTGGACGTTGCCACAGTCGCAGTGCGACACGGCGATGGAGGCAGCATCGATCACGTTTCGGCTCCGTTCGCTTGAGGTTCCCCGCTTGTCCGCAATGCTTCGGGGCCACCACCTTGGGTGGGCGCCTCGACGCGGCACCAGAAGCGGAACGACGCCGTCTCCTCGACGATGTCGACGCTCCGATCGGCGCGGCGGCGGCAGCGGGTGCGCAACGCCACCTCGTAGCCGTTCGGCTGCAGGAAGCGCGCATCGAAGGTGATGCGGCGTCCGTCGACGGATTGAGTGACCTTTACGGCAGCCGGTGGGGACCAGTTGTCGGCGGCCAGCCGGAAGATCTCACGGAACGCCGGCGACCAGTCCTTGAAGCCGACCCGCGACGGGCGGCGCTTGGCGGGCTTGCGGCTCATTCCGGCTCTCCGGTGCTGGGGTGCAGGACGGTGGCCACCGCGCCGGCGCGCACCACCAGGAAGACGCCGAAGCTCGGCGCGTCGATGTAGACGCCGGCGTCGCTGCCGGGCGCCGGAAGATCGAAGCCGCCGGCGACGAGGGCCGCCCGGATCTCCGCGCGGTAGCGCTCCAGGTCCACGCCGTGGACGCGCTCGAGCCAGCGGACCAGCGCATGGTCCGTGACACCGACGTCGGAGATCCAGGCGGCGGTCATCGGCGCGCGCCCTGGGCTTTGGCCCGTGCTCGGGCGATCTGGTGCGCGGTCGTGGCCTGTTCGCGCCAGGAGCGGCCCTGCTGGGGCGAGACCGCGCCGAACGTCGCTTCCAGGGGCGACAGGCCGGCGGCGAGCCCGGGCTGCAGGCGCGCCACCTTGCCGGCGGCGATGGCCTGGTCGATCAGCGCGCGGACGTCGTCGGGCAGCGCGCGACCCTCGCCGAGGAACGGCCGCGCCGGCACAGGATGCGCGACGGCCTTCGCTTCGACGGCGACCGCCTTGGTCGACGTCGAGCGACGGATCGTCGGCCGCTTCGCAGCAAGGCCCAAGGCGACCACCTTCCGGGTGACCGCGCGCGGCGTGCAGGCGCCGCCAAGCTCCCGGGCGATCTCGCCCACCGGCTTGTCCTCGACGACGTAGCGCTGCTCGAGCAGGGCGATCCTGGCGGCCGTCCACTGGAAGCCGCTGCTCCTGCGGGAGCCTTCCAGGAAGGTGCGCGTCAGGCCGCGAGAGCGCGCGGCCTTGGTGACTTCCGGGTCGCGGGCCTGCGCCCAACCGCGAAGGTGCGCCAGGCGGGCGACCTGGCGGCGGCTGTGCCGGCCGCCCAGGGCGGCCGCCACTTCGGCAGGACCGAGGCCCTGCTCCACGTAGAGCTGACGAGCGGCCGCCTCTTCATCGGCCGGCCAGCGGTACTGACCGTCGCCGCTCATGCCGCGGTCCTCATGACGGTCTGCCGCGCCGAGGCCTTGCGCATCGCCTCGAGGGCGTCGCGGACGACCTGGTGCTCGGCGTCGGTGAGCACGGCCTGGCGGCCGTGAAGGCGGTAGCGCTCGCCGACCTCGGCGATCGTCTCGACCTCGAAGTCCGAGAGGATCGACGTGAAGCGGGCGAAGAGCGCGGTGGCGCTGATCAGGTCGAGCGCCTGTTCCTTGGTGAGCGGCATCAGTCCGGACCTCCGGCGAGCAGCGGGATCACGACGGCCACGACGAAGGCCCAGAGGCCGGCGTTGACGCCGACCGCCAGGCAGAGCCGCCAGTTGAAGGGCGCGAGGTTCAGGGGCCGCCGGGCGGCCCGCTTGAACGCCACGCGCAGGGGCTTGGCGGCGGCCGGCATCACGCGGCCGCCACGTCGATGGAGACCGGCTCCCAGCGGTCCGTGGGCTTCGCCCGGCGGTAGAAGCGCACGTACTCCTTCGAGCCCTCGACGCGGACGCTGTCGCGGATCGCCTTCATGGCCCGCTGCCAGCGCTCGTCCTCGATGTCGTGACGCAGCAGGCTGAAGAGTTCGGTCGGGCTGACCTTGCCCTCCTTGTCGACGCTGAACGCGCTCTGCACGATGGTCCGCAGCGCCGCGTTGCTGTCGGCGGACCAATCGTTCAGGCACTCGTCCACCAGCGCCTTCGCCTGCTGCAGCTCCGGGCCGAAGGTGACGCGGTCGGCAACCTGCACCTGGACCTTCTGCAGGCCGTCGAAGGTCACCAGCGTGATGTTGCCTTTCGGCCCGCCGCGGGTGAGGCCGTACTCCTGCGCGAGGATGTCCAGGAAGCCGGCGACGTCCTCCAGGGTGTGCTGCTTGAACCGGGCGATCTGTTCGGCCAGCGGGGCTGCGTAGCCGAGGATCTTGCGGACGGTTTCGTCCATCAGCAGGTCGCGCGGATTGACGCTCTCCAGGGGAACGAGCGCGCCCTTAGCGTTGGCCATGTAGGGCTTGCCGTTGAACAGCTCGCAGCCGGCCGGCAGGGTCTTCGGTTCGGTGGCTTCAGTTTGGTCGGTCACAGGGTTTCTCCGGGGAAGGACCCGGCGTCGGCCGGGCGAATGCGGTTGACGATGAGGGGGCCGCGCCCGTGGACGAGGCGGATGAAGGCGGCCCAGCGGCGCAGGCCGGCGATCACGACAGAGCCCCCGCGGCGGCGATCGCCGCGTCGATCTGGGCGAGCTGGAGGTCCAGCTCGGCGACGATCGCGGCGGCGTCCTCGTCCAGGGTGGAGAGGTCGGGCTCCAGCGTGTCCGGCCGCGGCACGGTCGCGGACTCGATGGTCAGCAAGCGGTCCTGGGCGATGGCCGCGCGGCCCAGCTTGGCGGCGGCCAGGAGCGCCGGCGCGGCGGTGAACAGTTTGGCGTTCGCCAGCTGCTCCGCCTCATCAGCGCCGATCGTCGCGCGGGGCACGAGGCAGATGCTGTTCCCGAAGCGATCCAGGATCTGATAGCCGGTACGACCGTGATCGATCTTGAACGGCGGCTCACTGTGAGAGGGAGCGCTCACCGCCGTTCCCCTTGGATGACGGTCAAGCGGCCCTCGATCGGCGGCGGGCCGTCGATGGTGTACGCGTCCTGGAGCAGTTCCAGGTCGTCCTCGATCTTGGAGAGCAGCCGATCCAGCTCGCGCGGCGTGAGGACACCGGCGCGGGCCTGCAGGCGGATCTGCCGGGCGCAGGAGCGGGCGTTGCGGGTGGGGTCGAGATAGGCGGACATGCGCGTCCTCCTCAGGCGCGGGCCGCGCCGCCGAGCTGGCGGTAGGCGGCGGCGAGATGGTTGGGGTTGAGGTCCTCGCGGGCCGCGCGGCTGAGCATCAGCGCACCACGGACGACCTTGATGACGACGCGAAGGCTGTCGCGGGTGGCGATCGTCTGGCAGAAGGCGACCACGTCAGGCGCGGTGACGCCCATGGTCTCCAGCACCGGCGGCACGTCGCTGACGTCGGACTTGTCCAGCTTCACCCGCCAGCCGGCCCGGCCGAACAGCTGGGCGTAAGCCGGATCGCGCTGGGCGCCTTCGATCCGCGTCAGCACCGAGGCGTTGCCCATGAGGACCAGGCCGCAGCGGGTGGCGTCGTGGATGGCCCGCAGCTCCTCCAGAGCCTCGAAGTCGCACCACTGGGCCTCGTCGATGACCAGCAGCCAGCCCGCGCCCATCTGAGCGCGGATCAGGTTCGTGGACTCCACCCGCGCCCGGTAGGTCGGCGTCCGGCCCGAGAGCGCGTTGATGATGGTCAGGAGGACCGCGCTCACCGACCGCACGGCCGGCGAGGCCGTGACGGTGACGACGCGGGGCGTCTTGGCGACGTACTGCCTGGCGGCGGCGCTCTTGCCGACGCCGGGCGAGCCGACGATCAGGGCCATGTCGCCCAGCACCTGGGCGTGCTGCAGGGCGTTGATGACCTTGGTCGCCGTCGGCGTCATGACGAAGGTCGGTTCCGGCGGCGCGGCTTCCAGGACCTCCGTCTCGCGGTGGCGGGCGTCCAGCCAGCGGGAAAGCTGGCTGGCGATCTTCATGTTGTCGCCGCCGTAGCTTCCGGACAGGAACTGGCTGAGGGTCGCGGCCGCCACCCCGCTGGCGCGGGAAACCTGGGCCTGGCTGATCGAAGCGGCCGCCATCTGGTCGCGCACAAGCGTGCGCAGCTCGTCCAGTTCGGCCTCGGACCAGGTTCTTTTCCCGTGGTCGATATTCATCTATGAAACTCCTTGTCTAACTGCACTTCCAGGGCTCGCCGGTTGCCGCCGGCGGGCCTTTTCCTTGGTCACTCTGCGGGCGCGATCCGGGCGAGGTACGCGCCGTGGAGATCGACGATCTCCGCATCGGTCATGCCCTCGGGCTGGGGTTGCGGACGCAGGGCGAGGTTTCCGAAGACGCCAGGAATGACGTTCGAGGCGCCTTCGAATTCAGGTTCGGGGAGCTGCGGCGTCATGCGCGCGAGCTGGGCGTCGGAGATCCGGCGATCGGCTGCGGCCAGGTCGGTCGCGGCCTTCTGGCGACGCTTGACCAGCCGCCTGAACTCGCGCCCTTCCTCGGCGTTGGCGAAGCCGATCGGCTCCAGGCACTCGGCATGGCCGAGGTAGGCGCCGGTGTGGAGATCGTAGACGTGGAGCCCGGCGTGCAGGTCGTCGGCGTCGAACCGCGCCGCGACCTTCTTGCCGACGTGCTGGATCAGGAAATCGCCCCAGTAGCGGTTCTCGGCCAGCTGCAGGCCGTGGCCGTTCTTCCGGACCGTCACGCCCTCGACGCAGAGCAGCGCCTGGCGCAGCTGCTCGGCGGTCGGCCGCGGCACCAGGGCCGTCTTCAGGCTCTCGGCGAACACCTGGTCGAAGGAGAGCTTGCCGCCGGCCGTCTTCGTGCGGCGGCCCATGCGGGCGTTGTGCCGCCGGATCCCGTTGGCGACGACCTCTTCGAACTCCGCGAGCGGGATGCCGTAGCCTTCGCGGTAGTTGGCCGGCTTGTTCAGCGGGTCGTTGCCGACATAGGCGCCGGCGAAGGCTGCCGACGTGCCGATTTCGCCCTCAAGGTCGCCGAAGGCGCGCTCGATCGGCTTGGAACGTCCCGAGTAGGGCGTGGTGAAGTGCACCTCGACGCCGAACTGCACCAGGAGGCCGATCTGGTCCTCCTCACGCACCTTGAAACGGAAGCGATGGCGCGCCTTCCCGGTCAGCCACTTCGAGGCGAAGGCCTTGCCGTTGTCGAAGAAGCAGTGGCGCGGGATGCCGTGGTTGCGGAACACCTCGGCGAAGCACATCCGCACCGCGTCGGCGTTCTCCGACCGGGCGATCCGCCAGCCCAGGACGCGCCGGGAGTAGACGTCCTGGATCATGACCATCATCGCGCGCTCGGGCTTAGCCCCGTCGCCGAAGTCGACCATGACGTCCCACTTGTGGCCGTCGACGTTGACCGCCTCCATGGCGTGGAAGCCCGTCTCGTCGCGCTCGATCCAGGGGAACTCCCGCTCGGCCGCCTCCGGGCCTTCCTTGTGCCAAATGAGCGTGAAACGGGGGACTTCGCGCTCGATCTTGCGCTGCAGGGTCTTGCAGGCCGGCAGCTCGACGCCGCGCTGCTGGGCGACGTCCTGGGCGACCCGGTAGGCCGCCGCGAACGAACGTCGGGGCCGCAGATACTCGCTCTTGAAGACCTCCCAGACCTCGGGATCGACCTCGGCGGTGGCCGTGCGGCCGACGTAGTCGGGCGTCAGGTGAACGACCCAGTCGTCGCGCCGGACGCCGCGGACGCGGCCGATCCAGCCGTAGAGGGTGCTGACACCGAACGGCGGCTCGCGGCCCTGCAGGCGGGCCTCGACCGCGGCCCGCTCGACCACCATCTCGACGGCCTTGGAGGAGGCCATGCCGGTCCGGATCAGGGTCTCGACCTGGCCGATCACGGCCATCCGGCGCTTGCCGACGTCCTTCAGGCTGGCCGGCAGGCGGTCCCAGCGCGCCCAGGCGCTTTCGCGATCGCGCGGCGTCTCGGCGGCGGGCTTGGGTTCGGCCGGCTTGGCCTGACGCAGCAGCAGCGCCGTGCGCGCCTTCTCCGGCAGGACGGCGAAGTGGTACTCGAAGCCGCCGCCGCTGGCTTGCCGCTTGCGGCACAATGGCCCCCGCGTATCGCAGATGGCGCGCGGCCACCCTTCGCGCCGAGCGACCTCGAGCACTCCGCGCGGCGTAGATGGCAGGCCCGGCAGGCGCTGGTCAGCCAGCTCGGCGGCCGACCACCACTCTTTCGCAATGAGGCTCCCCCCCGCAGTCGTCATCGGCGCGTCCTCGGAACCTTGACCTGGAGGGGGGCGCGCTTGCGCAGGACCTTGGCCTGCTCGGCGTAGTGCTGCGCCATCTTGTCGGCATGGGCGGCCTGGGCGAGCAGCGCCTCCTCGCCCTCGAGCACGATCATGCCCTCGTCGCGAAGGAGGCTGCCCCACAGCCAGGTGCAGCCGGTGGCGCGCACGAAGGCGACCCAGCGGACGATGCTGATCGTGTGGCTGGTGCGGCTCTCGGCCGTGTAGGCGTAGAGCTGAGCCCGGGTGACCAGGTCCTCGTCCTCGCCGCCCAGCAGCTCGGTCATCTCAGCCGCGACCACCTCGGCCGTCTTGCCGCACTCCCGCAGCGCCCGGCCCATGTCGCGGGCGATCTGGCGCTTCATGTCCAACGCGCGCGGCATGTCGCGCGGCGCTTCCACCGGGAACATGTGCGCGACGTCGAAGAGGTCGCCGGTCTGCTGGTCGCCCTTGGCCTTAGCCATGGATCGCCTCTGCCTTGGCAATGGCGCCGATGCCGGCTTCGGTGATCGTCAGGTGCTCGATCTTTTGGTCCCGGCTGTTCGCAAAGGGGCTTGGCAGGCGCACGATCTCCACGAGGTCCTCGCGAAGAAGCCGGTTCACGACGCCCGGATTGATTGTTTGCCGGGGCCGGGGAGACCGGTGGAGCATTCGCAGCACGCCGACGGCGTGCTCGCTGAGCGCGTGGGTCCTCGTCCCGTTCAGGGGTGGGGGCGCAACTCGCTCACTCATCGTCGAACCCCTGCAGGAGGTCGTCGGCGTCGATGGCGGCGGGGTTTACGCGCGCCTGGTAGGCGGCGAACTCCGGCGCGTCGGAGGGGATGAGCGCCCAGTCGCCGGGCAGCTTGCGGGCCGCCAGGCCGGCGATCAGGTCGGCGCGCTCGGTCGCCGAGGCGGCCTTCCAGAGCTTGTCGAACGCCGCTTGAAGCGCGCTCACCGAGGCCGGCTCGGCCTTGATAGGCGCGTTGCCGCCGGCATAGGCCAGGGCGTCGGCCACCGACTTCGTGCGGCCCTCGAGAAGGAATTCCGCGGCCCTGGCCTGCAGCGCGGCGTCCTCGACGCCGGCGAGCTGGCGCAGGGCGCCCTCGTTCTTCGCGACCCAGGTTCCGCGCAGCTGCTGGCGAAGGGCGGCCGGCAGGCCGGTCACCGTCCGCCAGGCGCGCTCCACTGTGCTCTTGGAGAGCCCCAGCTCGGAGGCTGTGTTCTCGGCGAAGCCCATCGTGGCCGGGGCGCCGCCGAGAAACTCCGTCATTTTGACGGAATTACTCGGCCGACCGCGCTTCGGGCGCGCCGCGCCGTCGTCGGCGGTCACCAGCTGCGGGAACCGGCGCGACCATACGGCGAACCGCGCCTCTAGCGTCTCGGCGCGCTCGAGCGGCGTGAGGTCCCGGCGAACCAGGTTCTCGTCGATCTCGATCTGCAGGGCCTCGTCGTCGGTCAGGATGCGGACCGTCGCCGGAATGGTGGGGCGGCCGAGACGCCGCATCGCCGCCAGGCGGTGAGCGCCGGCCACCAGTTCGTAGCGGGCGCCCTCGTCGCCCGTGATGGGGCGGACCAGGATGGTGCTGGTGAAGCCGCTCTCCTGGATCGCCACCACCATGTTGGCGACCGCGGCGTCGTGCACCGCTCGCAGGCGCCGCGGCACGGTGATCATGTCGAGCGGCAGAGCGGCCCAAGCCGCGCGCTCATTGACCGGATGATTCGCGGCCATCTGCCCGCCGGAGGGCGCGTTTCCGCTCTCCTGAGCGGCGCCGGCGCCACGCGTTCTACCCTGGGCGCCCATGTCTAACGGGCTCCAGCGAATTGACGTTGGGGCCGAGCAAAATCGCGCTTAGTCTCATCACGAACGTGACGAGATGGTAGGCGCGCGCCCTCGGGCGTGTACCGGTCTGGCCAAAGCTGATGGAGAGAGACGCCCAGGAAGTTCGAGATCACGCGATCGGCGGCCGGTTGCGGCCGAATGAGCGCTGCGCGGCACGCGCTTTCACAGAGGTCGTTCGCCAGAGCGAGGCTCTTTAGAGAGTGCCCCCTTTTCCGGACAGCTGCTTTGATGTCCTCGCTATGCCAGCCGCGCCGCCGCGCCATCATAATTCCCATTGCTCATCACTTTCGTGATGAAAGCATCACTTTTCGAGCGACTCGTCAAGTCGCGAGAGGCGAGTTTCCATGTCAGATGGGTCGGGTGATCCGAATTTTGATGTTGGTGGTTTCGCACAACGCGTGCGGGAAGCGATGTTCCCGGAGAAGATCACGGCGTTCGCTACCCGCATCGGCATGCCGCAGGCGACTGTGTCGAAGATCTTGAGCGGTACTGCCGTGGGCGGGCCGCGCCTCGACATTGCGGCGCGCATTGCCGAGGGGCTCGGGTGCTCACTCGACTGGCTTGTCTATGGCCGGGGCGACGGCGAAAGCGCCCAGAATCTAGTGAGAATTCCGCGGTTCGATGCGCAGCTCGCGGCCGGTGCGGGAGCCTGGAACGATGGTCGTTTGAAGGTGGAGGATGTGCCCTTCACCCAGGCCTTCCTTCGCGAGCAACTCGGCAGATTGACGGCGGCGAGCCTCGCGGTTCTCACGGCGCGCGGCGATTCCATGGAGCCGACCATTGCCGACCGCGCCTGGGTTATCATCGACGAGGCGGAGCAGGAGCCCTTCGACGCCGTATTCGCGTTCGTGCTTGCCGGAGAAGCGCGGGTGAAGCGGTTTCGTCGGCTGACTGACGGGTTGATGCTGATCTCCGACAACGACGCATACCCCCCGGAGGTTGTGAAGGGTGATGAGCTGTCTAAACTTCAGGTAATTGGTCGGGTTCTATCTGTCGTCCAGCGGGTTTGACGAAGAGCCGCGCGTCAAGATGGGGTCCAAATTGAAACATCGTCATTCCCGCCTCAGCACCATTGCGATCCTGGCGATGTCTGCCTCGATCATCGGCCTTAGCGCGAGCGCAGAGGGAAGGGTGTCATCGAATGGCGTATTGGTAACGATCGACAGCGACGAGTTCCGTCCGTTCGTAGACTACACCCCGCCGGCCTTTGAGGACGGCGAAAACCGCTACGTCTTCGTCATCCGCAAGAAGGCATCCGGCGATATTGTGTATATGGTTCAGGGCTCCATCCGATACCGCGATGAGTGGCGGCGCTATGATCGCGCTTACTTGCCAGGCGGTGAGCCGGTGGAGTTCGTGGCATCCAACCGCGACGTAGTGAGTTGCGGCGACCGATATTCGCCATGCTTGCATTCCGAAAGCTACCAGCTGAAATTTACGCAGGAGCAGCTGGCGTCCGGCGTGGCCGGCGGCGCCCTCCGCGTGCAGGTCAGCGGAAGCGGTGGCGGCGAGTTCATCGTCCATCTACCGGGAGACGAGGTGCTCGCCACCGCAGAGGTAGCTGGAGTGCCGCTCGAGCTGAAGGACGCCACGCCCGAACCGGAGCAACCGGACCATCCGTAACCCGAGCCGGCAGCTCCGAACGACTTCCGACCTAGATTGAACGCCGCGGACGATCATCCGCGGCGTTTTTCTTTGTAGCTCCGTAGTTTGCACAGGTTGGAAGTAGCAACCCAGGTCGGAAGCGCCTTTCTTGCCTGGCTTCCGACCTCCGGGCTATGCGCGCGGGCTTCCGGACGCGCGGCGCTAAGTCCAAAAGCTACGCTTCGAAGCCGTTTGAGAACCGCAATCCCCTTTGGGACAAGGGTTCGCGCGGGGGGCTTCGATTTCGCTTCAAAGGCTCTTTGAACGCGAACCTTTGGTCTATCTGCCCCTCCAGGTTCTACTGTCTAATTTCGCGCAATGCGCCGCCGGAGCCGATTTTCGCGGGACACCGCGGACGCCCGGCCTACTGGCCGCCATTTCGCCGAAACCCTTACGCGCCTTGGGTTTCGTCCCGATTTATCCCGCCCGGTCCCGCCTAGTCCCGTCCTCCAGGACCATCTGTCCCCTCACACCAACGCCTCGCTGGACCTGTTCGAGCGGGGCGACTGGAAGGCCCAGGTGGCGCGGATCTCCCAGCGGCTCGCG